AACGAGTGGTCTGCGTAGCAGAGATGATAGGAACATCGCACTCACAAGCAAAACCCCTAAGTTCTTCTGCGATTGCTTTGACGTAGGTGTAGGAGTTGACGATGCTTCCTTTATACCTCTGGGAAGCACATATGTTAAGGTAATCAATAAAGATAATATCGGGTTTAATGCTCCGCTTAAGAGCAAGATCACTAACAAGAGATTTAAAATGTCCCACATGTGCAGATGCCGTAGGGTATTCTTTGATGATTAACTTGCCTTGAGTTTTCTTAGCAAGACTTGCAATCTTCTTATCGAACATTACTTTCGGAAGATCACCGAGTTGTTGGATTGGAATGTTGAGAAGATTTGCGTCAATGCGTTCAGCAATCTTCTCTTCTGCCATCTCCAATGTGATGTATAAGACATTCTTGCCTTGTAGTAATGCTCCAGCAGCAACATGACACATAAACAAACTCTTACCTACACCAGTACCAGCTAGTGCAATATTAAGAGTCTTGTTAGGTAGTCCACCCTTTGTGATTTTGTTGAAGAGCGAGAGATCAAAAGGTATCTTATTTTCTTTGCGATGATAGAATTCATAGCGTTCTTCTGCATCCGAGACATAATCATGTCCTACATGTTGATCGAACGATACTCCAAGTGCTTCCGAAAGAATAGAAGGAATAGCACCCTTATCTTTCTTGGCGTCTTGTCCGTCAGCAATCTTGACACTCTCCATAAGAGATAGGTAGATCGCACGCTCTTGACACCACTTTTCTGTAGTATCAACGAGCCAATCGTGGTCTGCGGGATCATCGGAAAGGACATTCAATACCTGAATAATTTCTTTGAACTGGTCTTCAGTGAGGTC